GTGCTGTAACGCTGAACCAACGCAGTGACGATCATCACGCTGGCGGCCACCACACCGTCGGGGGCCTCAACGCCAAAAATAACGCTCACCGCCCACCAGACGATGGTCATACCCGCGCCGGGCAGTACGCCGGCGCTGACGGTTGTGTCGTTGCTGCCTTTCACATGGCGCCCCCCCTATCACGGCATCAGGTACTTTGTACCGTGATAGGATGCGCCCGAGTGTTGTGACAGTTTTAGGCAAAAACTGTCACTTTTTTTGGTGGCTAGAATAGGCTCATGGCCGCGGGCGGTTTGTGTCCACGCTCGGCGTTGTCGTTCCAGATCAGGAGCTCATGGGACTCGTTACCCCGGCGCCACCCACGGTGTAGGTGATGCCCAGCGTTTGCATGTGCAGCCCGGCGTAGGCCTCGCGCATTTCCGGGATGTCGTTCACGCTGATGACCATCGCGCCTTGTATGCTTCGCGCCAGGTCCCCCATGCGCTGATAATTATCCAGGCCGAATTCCACACCGTATCCCTCGGTCCCCCAATAGGGGGGATCGCAATAAAACAGCGTGTGAGGCCGATCATATTTTTCTACCGCCCGCTCCCACGGCAGATTTTCAACACACGTACTCTGCAGCCTGAGGTGGGCCATGCTTAAATCTTCCTCGATGCGCAACAGGTTCAGGCGCGGCCCAGATGTCGTGGACGCACCGAATCCCTGCGACTCGACCTTGCCGCCGAACGCCAATTTTTGCAGGTAAAAAAAGCGCGCGGCGCGTTGAATGTCGGTGAGCGTTTCCGGCACTGTTGCCCGATGCCACTCGAATACCTGCCGGCTGCTGAGCGCCCATTTGAATTGGCGGACAAACTCCTCAAGATGGTTGCTCACCACCCGGTACAGGTTTACCAGCTCGCTGTTGATGTCGTTAATTACCTCCACCTCTGAGGGTGTTTTGGCGAAATACAGGGCCGCCGCCCCGGCGAACACCTCGACATAACACGTGTGGGCCGGGAACCGCGGCAGGATATGTTCGACCAGGCGGCGCTTGCCGCCGATCCAGGGGATAATCGGTTTGGTCATTGTGAGCCTTTCGTATTGTTGTTAGGCTTGGCCCCGCCGCGACGTCGTGGTGGGGGGGCCTTGCCGAGCTCACAGTGTTTCGGCACTGTGGATTCGGGGCTGGCCGAGTGCTACCAACACTCGGCCAGCCCCTTCTTAAACTTCTACTTCGTAGCCGGTCAGAGTTGGCGCTTCGTCCTTTACCTCCCCGCCTCTCAAAAAGGCCTTGCTGCTCACCGCCACCGCTTGCCCGCGCGCGCGTATCACGCCGCCACCGGGGAGCGTGATGGTGCTGGTGCCGTCGGCGTTGTGCGCGGTGACGGTGCCGACCAGCAGCGGGTCAGAGGGCAGCAGGCGGGCGAAGCGCGAAAATACATTAGCCATACCAGCGTTCCACCTCCACGGTTTGCCACACTGTGAGCGTGTCGCCGCGCTGCGCACTGATCTTCACGCCCAGCACTTGGCCACGCCATGTCGCCAATCCGTCGTCCACCTCGATGAGCGTGCCGGGCAGTAACAGGCCGGGGTTGCCGGGCGCCGGCATGAGCGGGATCTGTATCGTCTCGCGCGACCAGGCGCCGGCGGCGGCCAAAATATTGCGTCCGCGCTCGCGCCCGGCGTCCACATGGGTGATGAGCGAGTCGCTGACCTGTTCGGCCAGCTGGTCCCCCGCGCTGCCGGTGCGCTTGACCCATACGCTCACGCCCTGGGTGGTGCCCATCACGTACACTCCATTGTGGTCAGGGCGCGGCTGCCATTCGCTGGAGCCGGTGGTGAGGATGTCGGCGGTGATCGCCACGCTGGGCATGGCCGTAGCCCATTCCCATGGGCTGATGGGGTAACGCGGCATGATTATGAGCGTGGCCGCCGATTGATGTGACTGCACCACAGCGCCCACGGCGCCGGCGATCTGCTGCAGCGCGCCCATGGTGGTGAGGTCGCGGTAACTATAAGCGCCTGCGGGCACCAGCCAGTCAACCGTATCCCAGTTGAGCGTCCACCCGGTGGGCGGCAGCTCGTTATCCGCCAGCTGGTGGGCGTTGAATGCCGAGGTCTCGGTGTAGGACACGGCCGCCTGGTAGGGATCGGCCAACGTCGCGGATTGCGAGCGGCCGCGGATGGTCCACTCGCTATAGCCGTTGCGGCGCGACTCGCTCCAGCTCTCGACCAGGGCGACAAACACATGGCCGTTAATCGTGGCCTGCACCGCCACCGGTGCGCTGCCGACCGAGGGCATCACTAGTTCGAGCGCGGCGCGATTGAGCAGGCGCGCGCTGAACTGCCAGCTCCACGACTCCATATCCACCGACACATCCACCGCCGCCGCGGCAATCGGCGCGCCGTCTGACACACGGATGAGCACCACGCTAGTCATGATCACATACACCCTGAGATAAGGCGCGCGCGGCGTACACGCGAGCGCGCGGAAGGCCAGCGGCACACCACCGAGATAGCGCTCGATGGGACACATAAAATCGAGATCGACCGCCGATCCGGGCGGCGGAATGTACACTCGGGGGTCCGGCGGCGGCGGCACGTAGGGCGCGGGCGGCGGCCAGACGAAAATCGGTGGCCGGCCCTGCTCCCACGGAATGCGCACGCTCACGCGTTGCAATGGCGGTGAGAACCACGGCAGGGCAATGGGGCGGCGCAGCGGGATGGCACCCTCCCAGGGCATGCGCAACGTCTCGGCTACGGCCGCGGCGGCCTGCCATGGCAGACGCCATGCGCGTGAGATCGGTAATGCCTGCTCCCACGGTAAGCGCCACGCGCGGCTGATCTGCTGCGCGCTGGCCCACGGCAGGCGCCAGGCGCGACCTATCTGCTCTGCGCTGGACCACGGCAGGGCGATATTGCGCCCCATCGGTACGGCGCGGTCCCATGACAATGCAAATGCGCGGATGACCGGCCCCGCGGCGCGCTCCCACGGCAGCGAGCATTCCCGCCGGAGCAGCGTATCGTAATCGCTCCACGGCAGCGCGACGGCGCGCGCGAGCGTCATGGTGCCCTGCCACGGCACGCCGACCGATTTTCGCAGGCCATACCATTCGACCGGCGGCGGCGGGTCGCCCAGCTCGCTGCCGAAGTTGAGATCCACCGCCGTCGCTGGCGGCGGCGTGTAAATATTGATGAGATTGAGGTTGACGGCGGGCATTCATCACATCGGGTCGGGTGTGACGTTGTCGGCGACAACGGCGTTGTAGATTTCAAGGTAATCATGCGCGAGCACGAAATAATCACGCGCGCGGTCGATGTGCTGGAACGCATAGGCGCCATTGGCGGCGCTCCAGGTCTCACGGATCAGTCGTCCGCTACGCGCATCGAATAAGCGCACCCGCCGACTGCCTGGCACAGTGTTGATGGTGATGGTGCCCTCGATCACCCCATTGCCCCCATCCTGAATATCACGCGACATTATTGCGCCGAGCACAAAGCCGGCGGCAGGCGCCCCGATTATCGGCGACGCTGAAAGCCTGATGATTTCGCCCAGAATCAACCCGGCCATGACTACCTCCACGGCCCGGTGGCATCGAATATCACGCGTGATGCTTGGCCAGATATGTCAGTCGCAGCGGCCATAAAAAAACGCTTGCCGGGCGCGGCGGGAATATTGTCTATCACCGTCCCATGTGACGGCATGGACGCCACGGTGTGCAGCGGTCTGTACATGCCGGGCATTACCCCGCGCACGGCGTTTGATGTCTGCTCGCGCAGATGCACAACGGACAACAGCAGCCCGTTGTCGACGGGGTTGGGGTAGACTGGAAAACTCGCGACGGGATTGGCATCGACCGCGAATTTCACTTGACCGCTTAGTTGGCTATGAGCACGCGCAAGAATATGCCCCTCTTCAACTCCGTAATATAAAAAATAATTCTGACTACCACTGATCATGCTGCCTGCCGTGGTAATGAGATCGGAATTCAACACGCAATGGAATGCATCGCCGGATTTATAGCTATTGATATCCCCGAAATAATAACCGGCATAGTTGTTTGATGTATCCCAGGAACTGAGCAAGTAAAAGAACTTAGCATCACCGACTACCATCCAGTTGCGTAACGTAGCGTCGGCGGTCGACGACTTATACCAACATGATGTGGCCATACTGAACATACCGCTGCCGGTATCGACATCGGTCATCGACTCATAGCCTTTGGTCGCCGCATATTTCGCGGCCGCGTCATCGACACGCAATAACATGGCCGTGGCCGCCGGGTCGCTCGATAGGTACACGGCTTTGTTGGTACCGCTGTATTGTTTGGTCCATCCTAGCGGGGCGATTTTGCTGGTAGGGGAACCGGTGCCGGGTGTGGTGGGCGTGCCGGTCACATCGAATTTATAGGTGGTGCTGGTGACATCGTAGATACGGAATTCGCCGTTATATTCTGCTTGTGTGTTCCCGGCATGCAGCACCACATCATGCTCGCGGCATCCATGCCCGGCGGCGCGGGATGCCGTAGCCACCGATCCGCTGCGGGTGATGCTGTCGAGTGCCACAAGGTTGTATCCATTCACCAGCACCGCGTCCAGCAACGATATCAAATTGCCTGCGGTACCGCTCAGCGACGGCGCGCCGGTTTGCGTGCTCTCGAATAGTTTTACACTAGTGCTCATGCGTTAATGTCTCCACGAATCTCGACGGAAAATAAATCGCTCGCCTGCGGCTCACCCAAGTTAACGCAGCGGTCTATCCATACCGGTCCTGCGGCGGCCTCGGTGTTGAAACGCAGCGCGTTGCCGCTGCTCCAGCCGCTGCCCCAGCCCAAGGCGGGAATGGCAAAATACGGCTCACCCGTTGTCGGGTTGATGGGCGCAGTGAGAGTGCCGGTGCTGCCTACGGCGATTTGCCCCACGGTTTCGCCGATCACCCGGAACGCGGTCGCCCCGGTGAATTCGACGGCCCAGCGTTCTTTGATCGCGCCTTTGTTGGTCACAGTGATGGGATAGGTCACATGATTGTAGGTGGCGGGCGCGCCTGAGCCGATTACGCCATCCGACCACACGCCGGTCCAGGTCTGTTGGTCGAGCACGTTGAGCACGCGCGCTTTAAGGTCGCCGAGATAAAGCGCGGAACTCACCAGGGTTTCGTTGGCGGGAAACGTACGCGTCACCGAGCCGGCAACAGTCAATTGCTTGGTGGCGTTGTTCACGGCGGTGAGGCGGAACATCTGCTCGATGCGGTGGCGGGCGATCAGCGGTTGCGTGTAGGCGCTGAGATCGAGCGGCGTGGCCATCGTCACCTGGCCGGTCGTGAGATTGACCGTGTATTTATCGGTGGCGACGATATCACCCTCTTGATCGACCAAGATGCAGCGCGCCAGCGTGGCGCGCGACAAGTTCACGACCTGCCCCGCCGAGAGTGGATTGGGCATCGTGTCTTCGTCGGTGTGATGCACGACAACCACACTGCCAGGCGCGAAAATCGGAGCCCGCCCATCGGGTAGGTTGGCCGGATTGAACTTGACTAAGTTCTGGTCTACCCCATCATATTTTGGCGATATCCGCTCATTGACTGTGCCAACCGTCAGCACGCTGCCACTGCTGACTGTCGCGGCAAGTGGTGAGATACCGTATCTGCCGGGCTGAGTCTTGGCGATCCCGAATGTCGAAATCGCATTCGGGCCGAGAACACTATATGGCGAGAAAGTGGCGACCCAAGGACCCGCACCCGTCACGCCGGTGACGTAAACCACATCCACCAGCGTATTGCCGGTCGTGGCGAAACGATATACACCGCCTACTATCGGTGCAGCATCGCTTACGGTAACGCTGCTTGATGTGCTGGCAGTTACCGTATGCGCCTGCAGCACGTCGGCGGAATTGGTGCTATATCTATTTGCCTCCAGAGATTCGGCCGCCGCGGCGCGCTCATCCGTGTGCGACCCCGTCGTATACATCACCGCCGACACCGCCGGATCCGTCGGCCCGGCCACGATGATCGCATGCGCGCCGAGCAGTGACTCGGTATCGGTAGTGAGCAGGGCCGGAAACACTTTGCGCAGAAATACCCGGCCGTTGATGCGGTCCAGGGTGGCGATGTCCGGGAACAGATTGTTGCTCACTCCATCCACAACCTCATTTCCACTCATCCGCCCGCCGCCGTCGGCGTCGTCGGTAAGGCGTTCTGATTTCATTAATTTGATGTCGTTGGTCGTGATCGGCATGGTTTAGACCTGCATTAATCGGATGGTGAGATAGTAATAATCTTCGCCTGGCATCACCTGGTTATGGCTCAAAGCGCCCTCGGCGTGGCGGAACATCACATCAAAAACGCGGCTATCGGCCAGGGTGAGGGTCATTTGTTTGTCGAGCGCCGATGCCAGGGTGTAAATCTGCGCGATCAATGCGTACTGCACCCAGGCGCGGTTGGGGTCCGAGCTGAGGGTGATGGGACGCCCTGCCAGCCGCGCGCCTTCCTGCACGATCAGCGCGCCGGTGAACGAGTATTCAAGGGCCTGCACGATAGGCGACCACGAAAATTCATCCTCCCAATACAAGGTGGAGGGGAGCTGCACCGAGGTGACGCCGTCGCTGAGGGTATGCACCGCCATCAGTTCGCCCTCGCTTTGTCGCGCGCCAGCGCTTCGAGCAATATATCCACCTCGGACTGACTGCCGAAGTCACCGGTCGCCGTGCCGCGCGGCGTCTCGAATTGCACGCGGTATATGGCGCCGACGCGCGGGGCGGTTTGATTGCTGGTGGGTTGCCCGCTACTAGTGGCGGTCGAGCTTGTGCGTTGACTAGAGCTTGGCTCATTATTCGACTGCTGTGTTTTCTTGGACTCGGCTTCGCTGCGCGCGCGCTCTTCTGCCTCTTTACGGATGTTATCCATCCGTATCTTGTGCGTCTCGTTGAGTAATTTGATGGCTTCCTGTGCTTGGCGGAGAGCGTCATTATCACCCGCGGCTCGCGCCTCGGCTCGTAGCGCTTCCAATTCTTTCAGTCTATTTGCAAAGTCGCGCTGTTCAATGGCGGTCTCATCGCCCTGTAGGCGCGACAACTCATCACGCAGCGAGTCAACAGCCGATTTGGCCTTATCGCGTATCGCATCGAGCCTGCGCTCGGCTTCTTCGATGCTGCGGTTAAGGCGATCCAGCGTGCTGCTATCGAGGGCGCGCATAGACTGTGCGGCTGACTTGGCGCGGCGGATCACCTCTTCCGTGCTGCTATTGGTTTCAGTGAGGCTGGCGATCAACCGCTCCGCTGCGGCGTTTTGGTTTTTGCTTGTGCGCTCGTTCTGCTCGTCGAGCTCTTGATATTTGCGACGCAGCTCATCCGTGCCCTGCGCCAGCCGCTCCCAGAATTTTTCGACTGTGACATTCGCGGTGGCCGCGCTCTCCACCAACCTGTTGAATTCAGAGACAGCCTCATCACCGAACTTCGCGAATTCCTCGCGCACCGCGTTGATTGGTTTTGCCAAGGCGGCGCTCATGCCTGCGCCAATAGCTATCAAGTCGTTAAATCTTCGTTGTATCTCCTCCATCATTCTTTCGAAGTCGGAAGCGGAAACAAGACCTTTTTCAAATGCTACTTTTAAGTCATCACCCAGCTGCCGAACTTCCTGCTGTCCCATAGTGGCGAGCCGCGCAGCGAGGAGCCCAAATTTGTTTGTTGTTTTGCTGATGGCGTCTGCGGTTTTATCCATCGCATCGGCGGTTTTATCACCGGCCGACTTGCCTTCGTCACCGACCTTTTTCAGGTTATCTGCGAGGCCGAGCGCATGCCCATCCACCAGTGCCAGCGCCGCGCTCACTTGCGAGCCCGACAATTCACCATCCGATCCCAGCCCACGGAGGGTATCGCGCAACTCTTTTAGCCCGGCTTTTGAGCTGACATCTTCCAGCGCCTTGGTGAGCGCCTGCTTTAACACCTCGGCGTTTTGTTTCGCGCTCAATCCCAGCCCATCGAATCCCTCGCCGATCACTGCAAATGTTTTGATGGCCTCGCGTTCGGTGGCGCTGATGCCCGTGGTAATGGTGCCGAGGTCGACGCCGAAACTCTTCAGCGCGGATTGCACCGTCTCTTTCAAGATGGCCGACGCGGCGGCGCCGCCCTGGCCCATTTCATCAAATGTCGCGCGCGCGGCGAGGCGTAGCTTGGTGAGATCGTCGACACTCAGCTTCTGGATCACATCGCGCAGACCGGTATTCAACTCGGCCTCGGTCAGGTCACCCTTGGCGATCAGTTCATCGAGCGCATCGGTAATCTGCGCAATCGACCCGCCCGCGTTGATGTCGATTGGTTTGAGTAATCCACTGAGGGCGTCCGATGCACTCTTGCCACCGGCGGCGGCGGCTCTGAATTCCGCTACCAATTTTTGCACCGCCGGCGAGAGATCGGATTGAATCACCGAGGCGCTCGATTTACTCGCTTGCTCTACGGCGGTAACCGCCACATGCAGATCGTGCAGTGCCGCGGTGGCGGCGTTCTGTGCCTCTAGCGTATTCTGGCCGAGCTCCTCTTGCGCGCGCGCCACGCCCAGCACGCCGGTCTGATATTGCTCAGCCCCTTTGAGGGCCTCCAGGTAGGCATCGCGCTCGCCTTTGGTCATGCGCGCGAGGTCGGCGCTGCCCTTGATTTGCACATCGGCAAAGCGTTGGTATTGTGATGCGAGGTCGCCGAATTCTTTTTCATTGCGCTGGGCTTCCGCACGCACACGGCTCAGCGCATCTTCGGCCGCGCTGCCGGCCGGGCCGAATTTAGCGAGCGCCTCGCCCAGCCATTCGGCGCCTTTAATTACCCCCTCGATAGCCACCAGCGCGATAGTGACCGGGATAAACCGCGGCAGGGCGGCAAAGATACGATTAAGCACACCGACCTTGGCGGCGGTGGCGGTCGCCGCGGCGCCGGTGGCGGCCATGGCGGTCACAGAGCCTTTCAGGGCCAGCGAGAAGCGCAACACGTCCGCCGCCCATCCGCCGATCTTCACGATGGCGAATGCCTGCGCGGTGATCACCAGCGCATCTTTCAGCGCAAACAACGTGGAAACTGTCGCCTTGATGACTTCCGCTGTTTTTACCAACGCGCTCGATATCGATTCCGCGTAGCGTTGCAGGCTGCCATCATTGGCCATCTGCTCGGTGGTATCGAGCACGCCCTGCAGCTGTCGTTTGAAAAAATCCAGCGCGCCGGACTTGGCGAT